TCTAAAGATTTCATTGTTCCGATACTGCTTTAAATTACTCAAAGCTTTTAATTTACCTTCTTTTGTTTTTGGTCCAGTGCTCATTCCTGCGTGGTTTGGACAACGATATTTTTTACTTGTCTTGCAAAAGAAACCTTTACGTTTGCAGCGTACTTTGTATTGACTTGATCTAGTAAAACTTTCGCACTGATCTGGTTTGAATTTCATAACTGGTCCTAGATCGTTGGAATAAAAAAAAAGAAGTGAAAAAAAAATAAAAGTTTTTTGGCAATACGCTTACAACAGTTAAATTATACAAGTGATTTCTAATCTGTCTATTATTATGTTTTAACTTTGTTTATAGGATGATTTTAAAATTATAAAAATTTGAAGATATATTTATTACTTAAAGATTTTGTCGAAGATGTAAAGATTATTTTTTAATTTATTTGATAACTTATCTAAGATTGTCTCATACATCTTTTTAATTGTAGTTCGATGATAACCAAATTGTTTTGCAAGCTTGGTCCATTGAAACCTATTTGCTCTTAACCATAACAGCTTTCGTGCCATCCTAGGATTATCTGATACATCTTTATCTACTTCCATTAAAATATCTAAAGCTAAACCATATCTAGTCATCTGCCTTGGTGTTGCACGTAAAACTAACTTAGGCTTATCATAAAAACCTAAATCTTTTTTATCATAACAATAATCTAAAATCTTATACATTGACGGACAATTTCTGTTATGAGGCTTACTAATAAATCTTTCAGCATAAGCAGCATCATCGAGTATATCTACGATGTAACTAATTAATTTTATTTTCTCTTCAATTATCTTTTCTAAGCTTTTTTGCATTGCGTAGTACCCACGGATATTGCAGATCCTTTTCTTTTAAATTATTTAATTGTTCTTCAGGTAATTCAAGCAGCAGATCCAGCAGCTCGTATTGATCCAGCTTTGGATATAAATATTTTATTTTAACTTCTTTGTTTGAAAGATGATCTCTTAAATGTTTCCAACCTTTACTAGCATTAAATCTTTGGAAGCCTATAGACTTTATAAAAACTTTATGTCTTGGCATATCGAAAACTAAATACTTTCCACTATCTTTTATTTTAATTAATGGTTCACCACCAATTCTAATCCTAGTCATTCGTGCAAGAGAGAGCTGTACTTGTTCAACACTAATTTGAAACTGACCAGCTATATCTACTAATCGAATAAATACATTAAAAGTTTTTACGTTAAACTGCCTGCAGCAGTGTTGGTAAATCCTAAAGTCATCATCCTGCAAGCGCAGCTCATTTAATACTAAAGGATCAGATAGATAAAAAGTTGACATAGTTTTGTTGGCGAATAAATTGATTACCGCATTTGTTTTCTTTTATTTTTCTAATTAAATATTCTCTGTTTTCACAATCAGGCCCGTGAGATTTTAAAGACATATGCTCAAGGAATTGCAGCATTTGATCAGGCGTAAGATTGCGCCATCGTTTATCTGAATGAGGATAGATCCTTGTAATATCAAATCTAATTATATTTCTAAATGGAGTGCTTTCATCTACGGTATAAAAGAACTCATAAAAAGGTATCTCAGCTGCTTGTGCTAAGAACACATAAGGTCTTTGCTGCCAGTGAGATTTACCTCGAAAATTAAAATCTTTATTGTAGATAGTATCTGCTAGAAACAATGGCTTTGCGCAGGCTGGACAAGTACCAACACAATCGAGGTCAAAATAGTTAATTCCATCGTGCTGCTCTCTATGCCAATGGCTAAAAGGTGATACCAGCTGGTCAAAATATTGTTTTCTAGGCATATAAATAGCCATTATTAAACGAGGCTTATTTGTCAAGACTGCCAGTCTTTTTTTGTTGCAATCTAAAGACGAAGGATTATATAAGACTCTATATATATGACGAAAATAATCGCCAAAAACGTAGAGCATAGATACCATCCGAGAACACCTAATCGTACTGAACCTAGAGATTTTGATAGATATGAGATTTATATAGCTGGTAATAATTGCAAGATAGATCTTTGGTCAATCTATAAAAAAGGTGAAGAAATTCTACATAGTGTAATTGGTGAGGTAGAGTACGCATTTCCTGAGGCTCTTAAATATATTCCTGATAGTAGAGTTAAAGATTTCACTAATGATTTTTCAAAAATGTCAATTGAGAATGTTGTTAAAATTAATGAAGCAAAAGGATATATAAATCATCCAAGAAGTAAATTAAAAATTCCAACAAACAAAAAACAAAAAGCTGACTTTATTGTAAATAATAAATCAGTAGAAGTGAAATCATCTTTATTTGATTACAAAAATCCAAGTACAATTCTTGCAGAAAGAGTTAGATCTTCAGGTTTAAAAATAGAAGAGATCGCAGAAAGAGTTGGAATACATTACTCAATGGTTCAAAAACAAATCAGAGGTGAAAGAGATATTACAAGAGATCACGCAATTGCTTATGCAAAAGTTTTTGGTTGCGATCCTGCTGATATGTTATTTGCAGCTCCTCAAATTCCTATTTGGGCTTACGTAGATTTTTTAAGAGTGAATGATGCTGACTTACCTTTTAATGCTGGTGAATTAATTCCTGCTAAGTCTTATGCTGGTGTAAAAGAAAATCAATACGTTACTGTTCCAAGAGATATTTATAGACCTGATGTAAAAGCAGTTCAGGTAAGATCTGATGGTTCAGCTTTAGATGGAATGGTTTTATTTTATTATGCAACGAATGATGTAAGACAAGATTGCATCGGAAGATTATCAATCATCGGTGAAGATGATCAAGACGATTTAGAATTATTTAGATATGGTCAAAGTCAACAATACTTTATAGGTATCTTAGAAAATTTTAGAGGCAAAACTAGATTATTAAATCCTGATACATTTTCAAAAGAAGCAATGAAAGATACTTCTCAAGGTGGTGATGTTGTAATTCAAAATATTAAACCAACTTTTGCTGCACCAATTGTTGCAATAGTAAATCCTCAACAAATTAAAAAAGATAAATATGCTGAACAATTATTTAGAATAAATGAGGAAGCATATCGAGGACAAAGATTATTAGAAAAAGCTAAGCTTGCTTGGACAGAAAGAGCAACTGCTGAAATGAATAAATTAAAAGCAGAGCAAGATAGATTACAAAAAAAATTAGAAACTATTTATAAAGAAATGGAAAGCGAACAGAAAAAAGGTAGAGCTTTCTTTTTTGGCAAACCAGCTAACAATGAAAAAGGAATTGCATCTTTGTTAGATAGTATGCAAGCAGTAGAAAAAATTAAATTAGAGCAGGAACTTGCAATACAAAAAATTTTAAATGAGAAGAAGAGAGCGTGAAAAAATTAATTAATCCAAAAACAAATAAAGAAGATTATTTCTTAAATTGGAAAGAGGCAGCTGAGCATATTGAAATGTCAGTTGGAACTTTAAAGCATAGACATACAGATAAATGTAGTTTGCATCCTGATTTAATTCCAAAAAAATCTATCCACAATAACAAGTTTGGTTTTTGGTTATCAGATATGGACCATTACAAGAACAAGTATTCTAAAAAATCCCCAACAAAGAAACCAAAAGTAGCTGAAACATCTGAGACGGCTGAAATAATTGAACTATCTAAAACGAAAGTAAAAAGAGACTAGCAGTCTTTTTCTGTTTGATTACTAAGACTGAGAGATTATATCAGTCTCAATGTTATTAAAAAATAATTTACTAGAAGATCCTTTAAAAGAAAAAGCGTTACCACTTTTTGCAAAGAAACTTAACATCAATCATTTCTCACCTACTCAGTTCTCAATACCTGATGGAAACTGGTTGTTTAAATATTTAGTTTTAACTCAAGAAGAGAGACGAGCATTACCAAGCAATAGTCAGATGAAAGCTGGTGTTGCAGTCAATAATGTTTTGCAGAAACATTTAGCAGATACCATTTGGAAGTTTGGTCCACAAAGAAAACTTACTCCAATGGCCAATCAAGAAAAGAATAAAGATAAACAAGAAATCATTCACGCAGAATTACAAGAATTTAGAAATCATATTGCTAACGATGATAAAGACCAAGCTAAAAAAGATAAATATCAAGATGAAATATTTGCAGTATGTAATCACGGTTTCTCAGCGCTAGAGAAGTTAGGCGTAGCGACCACTTATCCTATCACTTGCGAAGAACAGATCTCTATAACTCAGGAAGCTTCACCTTTGTTTCTTCCTGTAGTTGGACGAACTGATTTTACTTTTGGAGGAGTGCAGGAAAAAGAAGGTGTTATCTCAGCACCTACTCCTGCAGGCATCATTGAAATAAAAACTCAATGGTCAAAAGTTGGCAAATTAAAAAAGAGTGGCGAGCGTAGTTTTATTAGTTTAAGCGCTCCAGCTACGCCTAGTTATAATCATCTAATCCAATGCGCTATGTATGCAGCTTATTGGAACTACGAAGTACCAGTTTATTTAATTTATTTAAACAAGAGCGAATATAAAATTTTTGATAGCAGCAATTGTTCAGGTCTAACTATTGAAGGTCTTAAAAAGAATTTTCAAAATATGGTTACTGTATTTAAGAGAAGAGAAAAACTTTTATCTCAATACGAAAACTTAGATCCTCAACAAATAATAGAGAACACGGTTCAGATGATAGATCCAATGTTCGATCATCCTTATTGTTGGCACGGAATTGGTGAAGAGAATTTAATAAAGGCAAAGAAGTTATGGAACGTAATTTAATTAAGGAGCTGCACCAACAGATGCACC